ACAACATTTTCTAGTTTTAATGCATCGGGCTATATAAAACAAGGCAAGAAAGTAACGTATTGGGCAAACGAAGAACCCGCAGTTAGAATTAAACTTAGAATAGTACAATCATATTTTAATCAAACAAAAGAAGAAATTGCTGATAACATAGAAAACTATAAAGAAGAGTACCTAACAAAAATAAAACCTTACTTAACAGTTTTTGATAGTGTAGGTACGCACATTGATGAGATAAATGAGTATGCTAGAATTTACAAACCAGATGTAATGTTTGTTGACCAATTAGATAAAGTTCACATAACAGGTCAATACAATAGAACAGATGAAAAATTAAAAGATGTTTATGTTAGAACAAGAGAGATAGCAAAGAGACATGAGTGTTTAGTTTGGGCGGTGTCTCAAGCTAGTTATGAAGCAGAGGGTAAATCAATTATAGATTATTCTATGTTAGATAATTCAAGAACAGGTAAGGCGGGTGAGGCAGATTTAATTATTGGTATTGGAAGAGGTGCTGACAATATTGATTTATCCGACCCCTATCGTAATATAACGATAAGTAAAAATAAATTAAATGGGTGGCATGGTTCAAGACATACACGAATAAGTATACAGAGAGGAGTGTTTGAAAGTGATAACGACACTTGATGTTGAAACAACATTTGATGTTGATGCTGACAATAAAATAACGTCTAGTCCTTTTAATGGTAACACATTAGTTTCAGTTGGATATAAAATTGATGACAATCCAGTTGAATATTTATGTTTCTATCATAGGGATGAACCGCCAACTCCAAATGCAAAAAACATTTTACAAAAAGTTTTAGATAAGACTGACGTCTTAGTAGGTCATAACATAAAATTTGATTACAGTTGGTTAGTTCAATGTGGTTTTACTTATGATAATAAATTACATGATACTATGGTTATGGAATATATTATGGCAAGAGGTGTTAAGTGGGGATTTTCATTAGAAGATTGTTGTAAAAGAAAAGGTGTTGCACTTAAAAAAAGTGAACTAATTCAACCATTTATGACTAATAAAATATCCTATGAAAAAATACCTTGGAACATTGTTTATGAGTATGGTAGACAAGATGTTGAAAGTACATATCAACTTGCAATTGCACAATTAAGTAAATTAAAAATAGGATGGGGAGATTTATATGTCTAATGGAATAATACCTACTATAAAACTTTCTATGGAACTAACAAAAGTTTTAGCTGACATTGAAATGAATGGATTACATATTAACACTGACATATTAACAAACATAAAAAATAAATTTGAAAAAGAATTAATTGATTTGCAAACTTACTTACAAGAAAAGGTAAAATACTTTATGGGTGATACACCAATAAATTTAGACTCACCAGAAGATAGGTCTATACTTTTTTATTCTATTCGTGTTGTTGACAAAAAAGTGTGGGCATCAAGATTTAATATTGGTTTTGAAGTTAGAGGTAACACAAGAAAACCAAAAAGAAAAACTCAGTTTTCTGACATGAGAGAATTTTATACAGAAATAAATTCTATGGCTCGTGCTGAATTAAAAACTCATGGAACTGTTTGCCATAACTGTCAAGGAACGGGTAAATACACTTACATGAAAAAAGATGGAACGCCTAGTAATGTAAAACGACATTGTAAAACTTGTAATACAAAAGGTTTATTATTTACTAACAAAGACGAAAGAGCAGGATTAAGATTAAAACCTAGAAACTCTATCGATTGTTCCGCAATGGGATTTAAAACTGACAAAGAAGTATTAGAAAGTCATCTGACATCTACAAAAGGTGTACAGCATGAATTTTTAATTAAGTATGTACGCTATTCTGCAATAAGAACTTACCTAAGAACTTTTGTTGATGGGATGGAAAAATCTATAAGTAAGGATGGCATGGTACATCCACAATTTATGCAATGTGTTACAAGTACTGGCAGACTATCTTCTCGTAATCCTAACTTCCAAAATATGCCTAGGGGTAATACTTTTCCTGTTAGAGAATGTATTACATCTAGGTGGGAAGGTGGGAAGATATTAGAAGGTGACTATTCTCAACTTGAGTTTAGAGTAGCGGGATTTTTAGCTAATGACAAACAAGTATTTAAAGATGTTAGAAATGAAGTAGATGTTCATAACTACACCGCTAGAATATTAGGTGTCTCTAGACAGAAAGCTAAGTCCGACACCTTTAAACCCCTATATGGGGGTATATTAGGTACCCCAAAACAGATGCAATACTATCGTGCTTTTAAATCTAAGTATGAAGGAGTTACGAGGTGGCATAGAGAACTACAAAATGAAGCCTTAATAACAAATAAGATTAGATTACCTAGTGGTAGGCAATATTTTTTTGGTAATGTAGAAAGATTAAGAAGTGGAAGCGTAACTAACTCTACAGCTATAAAAAATTATCCTGTTCAAGGTTTTGCTACAGCAGATTTATTGCCAATTGCACTAATTAATTTAAAAAAGCTGTTGACAAATCGTAAATTAAAAACTATTATTTGTAACACAGTACATGATAGTGTCGTTTTGGATGTATATCCGGGCGAAGATAAAAAAGCTATCACAACTTTAAAAGATGCCATGATGTCTTTATCCGATGAGTGTGTAAAGCGTTATGGTTTTAAATATACAATGCCAGTTGGTATCGAGCTTAAACTAGGTAACGATTGGCTGAATATGGAGGAGGTTTATAAAACCAATGGTTGAAAATACAGAAACACAAGCATTGTCGGTCACTACTAATTTTGATAATTTAAGTGATGCTGATTTAATGCGTCTAACTGGACAGACAGATGGCGGTGGGCCATCGGGTTCGGTTTTGTCAAGACTATCAATAAACTACGACACGGAAGATGAGAATGAAAATCCGTTGCCTCGAGGGCACTTTGCTTTAAAGCTTGATGGAGAAAATATTTATTCTAAGAATGTAAAGTTTAGGCCTTTTATTAGGCTATACGCTTACAGCTATTGGGATAATAACTCTCAAGAGTTTACATCAAGTGTGCAAATGCCGTCTTTAGGTGACCAATTTGCAGACTCATCGGGTAATTACAAGTGTGGAAAGTTATCTAGAGAACAATTTGAAAGTTTAAAAGATGATGACCCACAGCGTGTTATACAAAGTTCTATTAAATGTAACCAAGTTTTATATGGCGTAGCAAGTATGGAGGGTAAGAAGTCTAATGGTGAAGTAGCCAAGATTAGTGAAGCCCCATGTGTTTACTACGCAAAAGGTACAAACTACGTTCCGTTTAGTACAACACTTGCTAGTTTGGCAAAACAAAATAAACCTATGATACGCACTAATCTTTTGTTATCTACCAATAAACAAAAATCTGGAGGTAATTCTTACTTTTCAGTAAATGCTAAAATAGGTGATTCCGTAGATTCTCTATCTGATAATGATAAAGATTTACTTAAAGAGTTTTCGGTTGCGATTAAGTCCGTAAACGAAAGTGTCATGGAGAAGCATAGAACTTCTGTTAAGCAAAAAACTAAAGATGGCGACCACTCCCTAGCTATTGAGTTAGACAGCTAATAGATGTTATCTACTCTAATAGAGAATTTTCTTTATGACGCAGTTGGGGGAAAGTCTAAACCACTTTCCCCCGCTATAATTAAAGAGTTTCAAGAATCTTGCGGTAAAGCATTAGAAAAACAATTTAACGAACAAATGGATTGGCGTATTCGTATGTCTGGTCTAGGAAAACCTTTATGTCAACAGCAGTTAGATAAAAAAGGTATTAAAAAAGAATTTCAATATAATACAATAATAAAGTTTTTGATGGGTGATTTGCTAGAAGCGGTTGCTATAGCAGTTATGAAGGGTGCAGGAATAAACATAGAAAAGTTACAAGAGCCTGTGTCGTTAAAAATTGGTGATATAGAATTAAAAGGCACATACGATGTTAAGATAGATGGCAAGGTATGGGATATAAAATCTGCAAGCCCTGCAAGTTTTCTTAGTAAGTTTGGTCAGTATGGTAGTTACAATAAAATAAAAGAAAATGATTCATTTGGATATATTATGCAAGGGCATATGTATAGTGAAGCAGACAATTCACCTTTTGGTGGTTGGATAGCAATAAATAAAGTTACGGGTGAATTTGCGGTATGTGAAGCACCAGAAGACCAAAAAGAAGATAGAAAAGATATGTTAGAGCAAGCTAACGAAACAATTAAGATACTTAATTCTAAAACTAAATTTAAGAAGTTATTTAGTGATATAGAAGAAACGTATGTACCAAAATCTGGTAAACAAAAAGGTATAAGAATACCTACTGGTAATACAGTTTTAGAAAGTACATGTGGATATTGTGAGTTTAAAAGCCATTGTTGGCCTAAAGCTGAATTACACGAAAAGGTTACATCTAAAGCTAAATCGAAGCCGTTGGTTTGGTATAATACATTAAAAAATACAGAGGTTAAAAATTTATGAACGTACTATGGTTATCGGCACCTTATAGAAAAGATGATATAATGTCTAATAGAGACGCTGTTTGGGTATACACGGAGAATGAAGAACAAAAAGGAGGTGGTGAAGTTGTTGAGTTTATGAGGTCTACAGAAAATTGTCATCCTTTGATAGTAAAACAACACTTTGGAAAAGATGGTTTTTATAGAGAAGATAACATACTTAGAACTACACAAGTTATTGAAAGATATTTTAATTCTTTGTTTATAAAGATAAAACAAGGTAAATTAGCTATACTACCTACTATAGAAATAAATGAAGCGTTAATAGAACTAGAAAAAAATGCACCTAGTTTACACTCTGTCTTTGTAAAAAATATTGAAATTACAAATAGATACAAAACAAAAAGTCTAATATGAAAAGAAAAGGATTTCGTTCCGAGTTTGAAAGAGGCTTTGCTCACTGGTTGATTAAGAACGATATTAAATACGACTATGAAAAATTTTTTATAGAATATCAGCCTAAAATTAAAAAGTATACTCCTGATTTTTATCTTTCTAAACAAGATATATACATAGAAACAAAAGGATTTTTTGATTTAGCAGATAGGCAAAAACACTTACTAATTAGAGAACAAAATCCAAAGATTGATATTAGGTTTTTATTTGTAAATGCTAATAATAAACTTAACAAATCGAGTAAAACAACTTATGGTCAATGGTGTGATAAGCATAAAATACTCTGGGCAGAAAAAAGGATACCTAATGCATGGTTGATATAAACACTTTAGCAAACGAAACTGAAAAATTATCTCTACTTCCAGATAGATTTTATCTAATACTTAGTCCTAAAGGAGATGGTAGTTTTGATGTCTCTGCTTATGATACCACCCATCCGGCTAAACCTGTTGATTCTACATTTTATGTATTAAAAGGAATAATGGAGACTTTAGAAATTGATTTAGATAGATTAGTACAGTTAGGTCAGATGGCTGTAATAGATAAGGTTGTAGAACTTCAAGGCAAAGGCAAATCACCTACTACTGAATTATTAGATTCAGATGTAGAACAAATAGACATGGGTAAAAAACATTGAGTAAAATAGAACAAAACAATGGTAAAACTGTAAAACAATTAAAAACACATGATTTTTCTGTAACTAAGTTTAATAAAGATTTAAAGTATGGAAAGAAACATGAAAAGCTTGTAATGGAATCTAGGTTAGACTACGAGCTTAAAACAGATAGATTAGCTTATAAGACAGGTAATTTATATATTGAATACCAATCTAGAGGTAAAGATAGTGGTATAACAACAAGTAAATCTAACTTGTGGATATTTAAAATTGTAGATAAAAAAGATAAACATTTATTTTCTATTGAGATACCCCTTGACAGATTAAAAAAATTAGTACATAACAAATATTCTACTGTGCTAGGTGGTGATTATAGAACATCAAAAGGTTATTTAGTTCCTATAACAGACCTAGTAACGGCGTGACAGTAGAGTTTTGGCAATGGTGGGTACTAATTATGGTAACTATAAATACTTGTATAAATACAATAGTATTTTTTGTAGGTAGAAAATTTAAAAAGAAAAAGAAATGAGTAAAAAAACAAAAGATTTTTTAGAAGAGGCAGTTAGATTAGTAGGTGGTCAGCGTCAAAAAGATTATGGTGATAAGACAGAGAACCATCAGAATATAGCAAATCTTTGGTCAGCATATTTAGATATAGATATTACCGCAGAGAATGTTGCTATCATGATGAGTTTATTAAAAGTAGCAAGAACTAAATTAGGTGCTACTAGTAAAGATACTTACATTGATATGGCGGCTTATAGTGCAATAGCAGGTGAAATACATTTTAAAATGGGGAATAAAAGTGGAAAATAAAATAGTTAAGATACGCAAATTAGATGATATAACAGAAAATGATTGGGAAATAAATTTAGATAACGGGGGAAAGATTTATCATACGCATAAAGATTTTTATGAGATAGTAGAGAAGGGTATGATACCAGATAAGAGTAGTAAAGCACCTACAATAAATGAAACAAATCCTGCTATGTTTTTTCCTAAAGATGAAAAAGAACAAAGAGAAAAAGAGATAGTTAAAAAGTTTAGAGATGATGTTAAAAATTTAAATGGGCATGAGTTTAATAAAAAATATCATAATAAAGATAAGGGAGATAATGTATTTGATGACTAATGAATAAAAACGATACTGTAATAGCAAGTTTTGAAGTTAAGATAACTACAGAAGGTTTGTTGATTTTGGAAACTAAATTAGCGGATTCTTTTGAGTTTACTGAAACAATGGATAAATGGAACCCCGAATACGAAAACACCCCGGTAATAGCATCTATGTTAGACTACTATTCCGGGGTGTTTAATTTAATGATAAAAGATAGTCAAAAATTAGTTAACTAAATACTAGTGCTAATATCGTTAAAATCTTCTATAGGGTATGAGTCTGCTTCAAAACAAAAAGACTCAAAATGAATTTCGTTATCTCCTTGACTCCTTGCGTATGATTTAAAATCTTTAATCATAATCTCATTGTATTGTAAGCATGTTTCCATGTCTGGATAGATGTAACCTTGGTATCTAACTGATGGCCAGTTTGGCATTGATGTTATTATTATTGCCATCACTATTTTAATCATTTATCCCCCTAACGGATTCTTACTTTGTAATTTTATTTCTTCTATAAGTATATTTTGTAACTCATTTTCTTTTAGTGCAATAGCAACATTCTTTTCTACTTCAGATATCATATCTTTTATTTCTTTAATATCTTTTTTAAGACCACTTATGTTAGGTATGTTTATACCTGCTATAGATTGTTTTACACTAGATATTTGTTCGTAAACTTCAGTTAAATCTGTTCCTTCTGGTATATCAAGCATTGCTATTTCTTCTCTTACTTTAGCAATTTGTGAGAATACAGAAGTTAAATCTACAGGTTGTATCTTCTCTTCTACTTTTGCTATTCTATCTATTAAATCTACTTTATATTCATTAGCATATAGTAAAGCACTATCTACTTTTGCATTTAATTCTTTATCTTTTTCTTTTAGTGGGCTTAAATTAACTGCGGGTGTAGATTCTATTGCATCTAATCGTGAATTAAACTGGCCCCAAGTGTAAAAACCCCCGCCTATTGCCCCAATAACGCCTAATAATGCGGCGTATGTACTTAGTTT